ATTTAATGTTTGCCTTATTGCTAATATACTACCTGGACCCGTTTCCAATCCACATAAATTACCAAAATCATCTTTTGGTTTACAATTTGAACGTATTCTTTTATTTGATGCTGTACTAAATATTGACCCAATAAATATTGCAGTTGGTTGTATGTCAATATTTACATCATCCCTTAAATCAAAATCAGACCTATTAATAGAAGAATCACAAGTTTCAGGATCCCCCCACAATGGAGAAATATTAATACCTTTTGATATTGACACAATTTGGGGCAAAGAACTTAAATCTGTTGATTGTTGATATTGATTATTATCAAATTGTCCTTCAGTTGCCATACCCATCCTTATCAAATCTTGGGGCGTTAATGAATATTCCCCCATATCTGATAAATCCAAATCCATTAAAATACTATAACTACCGATTGGTACACCAAACATCATATAATCCCCACTTGAATTTGTCTTTACAGTATATTTATAATACTTTTCATAAACTTCTATGGCTTGACCATCAAACATAACATCATCTATTGTGGGGAATGTTCCAGTTGCAACGTGACCAGGATATGATGGTTTATACGGTAATAAATTATACCTATAACCATCTTCATTCTTTTCTGTTATTGTCTTATATGGGTATATTGATGTGATTAACTCATTATCAGAATCATCATCACTTAATGGAATAAAAATTGATACCCTAGCATTTGGAATACCAAAACCGTTGTTTGCCGTAACCCTCCCAACAACAACACCATAATTAGCGCAGTCTAATGTGTAAACATCAGATTGCCTTATTTTAAAAGATAAAATCTCAAGGAATTCAATATTTTGATCCAACTGAAAATTGACAATTTTATCTTTACCAATTTCAGTCCTAATTCTAAAATTATTTTGCATTATATTCTTTATTGATTATAAATATTTTAGTATACATTATTTATAACTTATAAAGAATATTGCGGTAAAATAAATAAATTAACCGATTGTTAAACCATTATTTGTTTTCACTTTAACTCTAATGTCTTTTTCTGGATATCTTATGTGATATATTTCATTTGGTTCAGCAAAAATAGTTTCATCAATAGCAGCAATAGTTCTACTCGATGTATTTGAATAAGGCATAGATGTTTCACCCCCAGAATAATTTCCACCAACTTGATTGGTGAAAACCAAATCAGATATTGAAATTACCCCATTTAATTTTTGAATACTACTCTTTATTTCAGATACGTTAATGTCATTACCCAACTGAATGCTTTGTGGGATAAAATACCCATTAATTGTTGAAATTACATTATTTATAATATCTTTTGATGTGAAACCTGGGGAAATTGTAATTGATGCCTCAACACTAACATCAATCACTTTTGCTGACGATACAACAATATAATCATTTATCATTCTATAATTTGATAAATAATTTGCAATATTATCCGTTAAAAATTTTGAATTATCTGAAATTAATTTTCCTTTTGAATCATAAGATAATACAAGAATCTGTATCTTATTATCCACCTCTTGAACTGCAACCTTTGCTGGCGATCCAAATTGGGAAGGCATATTTCTAATAATTGCCTCATAATCATTAATCGTTACCGCTCTTTTTTGTGCAGCAAAATTAAAAGATACAAAATTTCTAACCTCTTCTGTTGTAGGTAATCCAGCGCCACCAATGGCAGGAAATAAATTATTAACCCTTAATGAATTAATAACAGAAGATTCTTGTGCTGGATTTCCAGCATTTATTCTAAAAGAATTAACTCCAATTTGATTAATAGTATTTGGTCCTAAATTTGTATTCAAACCACCCCCAACTCTATATTGAACAAATAAGGTGCTATTAGGTTTTAATGTTCGACCCAATGAAAAGTTATTCAAATAATTTTGCAATGTCGGTAATTGACCTGTTGTAGTAAATTGGTTTAATTGTTCCAATGCTGTATTAACCCCATTACCAAATGTTATTTTTTTAAATCCCTCTGGGGTAAATTCGCTCACAAATCTATTATCTGTCTGAATATATTTACCAACCTTTATACTAGCATTTCCCGTATCTTTTGATGGGTCAATGATGAAAACCCTATCCTCTGCCAAAGAATCAACCTCGTACCATTTATTGGTATCACTTATAAAGTCAGAATATGGGGGTATTGTATTTATTTGACCATCTTTAAGCAATACACTTGTTATACCCAAAACATTCTTATCTGGTAAAAATAATTCAAAAAATGGTCTAACATCAGATGAGGTTATAACTCTTTTAAATACTTTTGTAACACCATTGATAACTGGCTCACGTTTTGTTAATGTATAATTAATAATAATATTATTTAATTTATTTGGTATAACCGTTCTATTTGGTATTCCTTGCCCATCATAATCAGATGAAAAGTCAATGTCATTTATTGTTTCAAAAATAATTCCATTACCCAAAACTTGCGCACCCCTTTCAAGAACACCAGCGTATGTTGCATCAGCTTTATCACCAAATACTGGAACAGTTATTGAAAAATCACATAAAGTTAAAGATGGTCGTTGTCCAGGTATTTTTAATCCATAAGTTCTTGCAATATTATATATTGATGACTTTTGTTGGGCATATTGCAAAACAGTTTCTTGCAAACTTCTATCAATATGGTAATGCAAATTATCTGCCACCGCAGCATTCAAATCAAGGAATACAGAAAATATTGAAGCATCATTAAAATCATTTATTAAATCAGGATAATAAGCCTTAACATAATTTAATAATTCTGTTCTTATACTTTGAAAATCCCTAACACCATATGATATTTTTCTATCTGACATATTATATATTTATTATAACAAATTCACTACCAGCAAAACTATTATTGTTTGTGGTATATTCTATTTTTATTTTTGCAGTATTTTGGTATGTACCATTACCTGGTGAACGATAAACCTTATCCCTTGATGATAACCCCACATCATCCACACTTAATCTTGTTGATTGAATTTCTTCATCTTGATTTAATGGTTCAATGGTTATTTTATTTATAACTAAATTTGGTATATATTTGGAAATTGAATCCCTAATATCAGTTTCAATAACATCAAACGAAACTATATCCAATGGTTCAAATAAAAATTCATACAATCTTGTACCAAAATCTGGTAAATAATATCTGCTACCTTTTCTTGTTAATAGTAAATGTAATAAAGATGCTCTAATTTCATCTGACGCACTCTCTGTCATTTTAACAGCATCACCCCTTAACGATGTGTCAAAAGGAAAATCAACCCCATATGTAAAACCTTCAGCCATTATACTTTGTTTGTATATAAATATGTGTTTTTTTATAAATTTGCAACCCAATTTAATTTATTGTATATTTATATAAAAAAAATTATGAAAACATTAAGACTATCAGAGGCTGGGTTATCCAGACTAATTAAAAAAATTGTTGAAGAAAAAGAAAGTGAAGGTCTTTTTATGGACTACCATAAAGAAGGTAAAGCAAAAACTGGCAAAAAAGCACTATCTATGATTAAAAAAATTATGGATAAACTTTCAACAATGAAAGATAAATTTGAGAATAGTAATTTTGCATTTAGTGAAGCTGATGTAAAAAAACTTGAACGTATTTATGACACATTGAGTGGAAAATAAAAAAAATGAAAACCCCCAATTCTAAATTAATAGGTTGGGGGTTTTTTATTTAACAAATTGTATCAAATCTACGATTCACAACTCACACACTCATTAATATTTCTTGCAAATGATTGTGCTGAACTCTGGCTAAACTGATAGTAAAGAGTCTTAACCCCCTCTTCATGTGCATATAGATATAATTGATTTATATCCTTTGCTGGAACTGATGGATGTATCATCAAATTTAATGATTGTGATTGGTCAATAAATTTTTGCCTCTGTGCTGCTTGTAATATCAATTCTTTTGGTGATATTTCAATAAATGATTTAAATACCTCTTTTGTGGGGAAATCCAAATGCTGAACCGATCCATCTTTCTTTAAAATACTTTCCCAGGTATCTGGTGTATTTAAACCATACTTATCCAATTCAATCTCCAAAAATGGATTCTTATAAATTGTTTTTGATTTAGCCAAATCTTTAATAAAATAATTTGATTTGATTGGCTCAATACCCATACTTACTTGCCCTAGAATAAAGGAACTTGACTTGGTTGGGGCAATAGCAATTAGTGTTGTGTTGGCATATCCCTCTCTTAAACATTCATATCCCTTCTCTTCATATAAATATTTTGAAGCTAATTCAGATTTTTCTTTAATTGTTTTAAATATTTGATGATTTAATTGCTTTGCCATCAAAGATTCAAATTGAATTAATTTTGATTGGAATAGTGAATGATAACCCAAAACCCCCAAACCAATTGCTCTGTGTTGTGATGCAAATCTATTAGCTCTTTTCATACCAGCCATTTTACCTGACTTCAATATAAATTCATCCATAACTGCATTTAAGAACATAGTATAAACCTCAATTGCATCAGTCTCAATTATCTCATCCCAATGAAGTAAATTCAATGAACCCAAACAACAAACAAATGAGTTTAATGAATCTGTTGGTAATTGAATTTCACTGCATAAATTTGAAGCAGTTATCTCCATACCCAACTCTTTGTAGGGGGAATTGTTATTTGAGTTATCCTTAAACATAATATATGGAAAACCAAATTCATTACGCCTTTGAATAATTTTTGCCCATACCTTTCTCTTGCTTGGGTCTCCCCCCTTCATATCATTAATCCAATTATCTGTAACAGTAACACCATATTGTAAATTCTGGATTGGATTACCTTCTGTTCCAATATCAAGAAACTCCATAATATCCTCATGTTCAGCTGGTAACCAGACTGCACATGCCCCCCTTCTTGCCTCTGATTGTTTGCAAACATCAACTACTGTGTCATACACCCTTGCATAATGAACTGGTCCATCTGCTGTACCACCTGTTGATATTTTAGTTCCCCTTGCTCTAATATTACCTAAATAAGCACTAGTTCCACCACCATATTTTGACATCATACCAATCTCTCTTCCAGCATTTAAAATGCTATCTAATGTGTCATCAATATTGGATCCATAGCAGGATATGGGCAATCCCTTTTCTTTACCAAAATTAATCCATACTGGTGTAGAAAGGCTATAAAAACCCCTTGCCATATATTCCTCAAACTTAACAGCAAACCCATCAATTTTTAAATACCCCTCTGCTTTATTTGCAATATCTTTAATTCTTTGCTCGGGGGTTTCACTAATATACCCCCTTGATAAGAAAAGCCTGCTCTCATCATTTAACCAATAATATTTTTCTTTATTCATTATATTTGTTTTTTAAAATAAATCATCTTCTGTTATGCTCTTACTTTTTTTATTGTAATCTATACTTTTTTTATAGAAGAAATCCCCCTCCTTTGTTGATAAAATCTCCACATCAAACCATAATGTCTTCTCAATCTCTGTAAAATCAACCTCAAATACTGGCTTCATTCCAATTCTATTTAATGAATTGTTAAATCTATTCTGAATGAAATGTTTAATTGTATCTTTTGATAAGAAACTTAACTCTCCATGCTCAAATATCCAATCCAATATTCCACATTCAGCAGCATATGCTTTATGGCAAGCAGAAACAATCAGTTGCTCAAATTCGTCATCAAACCATTCTGGATTTTCTTCCTTAATAATATTGATAAGTTCTGATCCAAAATTACCGTGAATTTCTTCTTCCTTTGAAGTTGCCTCAACCACATTTGAAATACCCTTGAATAAATTCTTCTCCTTGTTAAAGGACATCATAATCAAGAACTGGCTAAATAAACTCACATGTTCAATAAACAATGAAAATAATAATACAGACTTTGTGTACATTTTATTCTCTTTGCTCCTTGTTCCATCCAAATATTTTGATAGATAACTAATTCTATTCTTTATGGCAGGAATTTCAATAACTGTCTGAAACTCATTTTCCAACCCAAGAATTCTTAATAATTGCGCATAAGCATCCTTATGTCTTACTTCCGACTCGGCAAATGTCATACCAACATCACCAATTTCAGTTATAGGCATTCTCTTATACAAGTCAGCCCAGAATGTTTTTACATTAACCTCAATTTGTGCAATTGCCAACATTGACCTCTTAATAACTTCCCTCTCCTCATTTGATATTTTTGTCTTATAATCATCAATGTCAGTTGTGAAATTGAATTCTGAGTGGATCCAGTATGAGTGCCTAATAGCGTCCTTATAAGCTAATAATGATGGATATTCATAAGGCAAAATATTTACCCTCTTTTCAAAAATGTTCTTCATATTCCTTTTTTTATTTGGTTAAGATAAATATAAAACCAGAAAATAAAAGTATTCAATTTTAATTATAAAATCAAATTTTTACAAAAAATTATCATTGCTATTTTTCTTAACCAATAATTCCTTAATCCTTTCTTTCTTACGTTCAACTTGTTGTTCTTCAAATCCAAGGAATGTTGCTGTTGTATCTGTATCAATTTCAAGCATTTCATTATCAAACTTGCAATTCTCAAATACTATACCATCTTTTCCAATCCTTGATTTGGTAATGGCAACTGTGGCCAAATTCATCTCCTTTTGCTGAAGACTTTTTGCTATACTAATAATAACATGTCCAACTTGTGCTTTCTTTATTGAACCCCCCATCTGGTCATTTGTTACCACTTGTGAAGATATTGATGACCTATTACCTTGTGTACCAAGCCATCCAGCAATATTTAACTCATGGCACATTGCCTCAAAATGACGTATAACTGATCCCTCATTTTTCCACTCATCATTACCTTGTCTATCAGGTACAACACAATCAATATAATCCAAAACAACCAAATCAAGTTTAATACCATCAGCAATAACCTTTCTAATTTGATTCTTAATCTGATTCATTGTTAAAGTATCAGATGGCAATTTCTTTAATATTAATTTATTTGTGTGGGTTTCTTTTATATTATTAACAGTTTCTAATACTATTTCTTTGTTATTAGGCAGTTCATCTGGGGATATTTTAGTCCAAAGAGTCAAATGCTTTCTTTGTATAATCTTGGGATTATCCTCAAAGAATATATGCAAAACATTATAGTTATTATTGAAAGCTGTGTTTGCAACCAAGGTCAATAGAGTTGATTTGCCAATACCTGGGCCTGCAAATATAATACCAACCTCACCCTTGGCTAAACCCCCCTTTAAGAGAACGTCTATACCCTTCACGCCCATTGGTATGGGGTGTCTATAATCCTCATCTAATACACCAATCAAATCATTGAAAACTTCAAAACCATTTGTTTCTTTAACCCCAACTTGAAGGGCATATCTTAATAATTCTTCAAGTTGATCATAAGATTCAAAATCACCCTCATTGATAACTTTTTGTGCTTTTTCCAATACAATCTTAACCTCTTCTTGTTTGCAGAATTTAAGTGCCTTTTCTTGGACAAGTTCAACACCATCAAGTGGTGCTGAACTAATCTTACTTATAGTATCAATGACAATTTTTAAAGCCAATTCTTGTGTTATTTCAGACTTTGCAACAACTTCCAATGTTTGAAAGTTGGGGGCAGCATCATATTTCTTATGATACTCCTTAATCATTTGAATGATTAATTTGAAATACTTATTCTCAAAATAAGATATCTTAATAAAGTCCAATATTGCCCTAGCAAATTCCTTATCTAATATAATCTGATTGATTAATTGTAGTTGGAACGTCTGCCCCAAATAATCAAAATTCTTTGACATAAAAAAATTATTAATAGTTAGACAATAAATTCTTTTCTAAATACTCGTGTGTTAAATTTTGACTAATTAAAATGTTTGTTAATTCTTTTAATGTTTCCTTAATAAAATTACGAATATCAACTGTGTATCTTACCTTTGGTGGATAAAGTTTACCATCAATTATCCTGTGAGAAATAACTTGGTCAGAAATTTTAACATAAATATTAAAAAATTCAGCCTCCTCTGTTGATGATGTTTCCATTATTGTGGGGTCATACAAAATATTATCTTTGTTGTCCACCAAATAGCCAATTGATTTCATCTTTAAATACTTCTCCAAATCTTCTGAAAAATACTTAACAAAATCATACAATTCTACCGAATCTTTTGCGTCTGGATTAATATTTTTAATGTTTAAAAACCTCTGAACAATAATGTTGTTGTTCAATGTCAATAAAAATTCCACCTTTGTTGTTTCATTCTGTTTCATAAAATGTTGTTTAATTATTAATTTTTTCTTTCTTTTCTACTCAATTTCATAAATGGTCTAACAAAATCAACCCACGCATCATCCCTCTTTGGAAGGAACTTAAAGAACCCATCCTCGTTCATTAATTTCATTAAATTCTTATAACTCCTATCTGTTGGGTCAAGTTTATCGTTGCAAATCTCATTAACCATTTCCTTTCCGTTATCAGTTATTAATGGATTTTTTAAATCAATTATTCTACCAATTTTATCAAAAAACTCTTCTCCAACAAAACCAGATTTGCTAATACCTAACACCAAATTATCCAGAGATTTATTCTTTTTTTCTTCAAGCAAAACTTTTGCTTCATTTAATATTTCATCCAACTGGTAATCTCTCTTCTCAAAGTTTGGGAAAAATGCTTTTAATTTCTTCTCACCAAAATTTGATATTCCATCAATATTGTCAGATGTGTCACCAACAATTACTTTATAAATATAGACATTATTATGGGGTATGTCAATATCCTTGAAATGAATCAAATCCCCATTCTTACTATACGTCTTTGAACTTGGTGAATATACTGTTACATTTTCCCCAATCAATTGAGTTAAATCTTTATCTGCTGAAAAAATAATCATACTTTCGCCTTTGGCTATTTGTGTATAATAAGCAATCAAATCATCAGCCTCATTCTGATTCACCTGGCATTGTCTAACAAAAACTTCTTCAAGATAATCCTTAACTCGTTCCCTCTGATATAAATAAGATTCATACTTATGCCCATCCATTGAAATCTTACGATTCTCCTTATATTTTGGATATATTTGTTTTCTTATTAAGGAATTCTCATTTCCATCCCAGAATACAACAACCTTATCATGATTATGTTTTTCAAGAAATAACCTAATTGTATTTAAAAAATGGAAAACCCCACCAATGTGCTTACCATCGGCATAGAATTCTCTTACTCCGTGGAAACCTATTGTAAATAGGTTGTTGCCATCAATTAGTAGGGTTTTCTTCATCTTATTCAAAAATTATAGCGTCTTCTTCATCTTTTTCTGAAAAGGTAATATCACCATCACCAGATAAAATACCATTCCAATATTGGGAATATTCTTTTTTATACTTTTCAATTGCCTCTTTTGTGTCTGGCAAATATCCTTGAGGTACAGCTAATATCTTACCATCTTTATACGCAATACCAGTAACGTGGTTTTTCAATATTGAAACCTTTGTTCTAATAGCATAAGAAACTGTTCTGCCGTTCTTTGTTGCTGTTATATGGTTAATGCCTGAATTCTTCTGATTACCAAATAAGAATATTAAAGAAGATGCCAACCAAAGAGCCTCACCACCTTTTGCTTTAATTGTTGGCTGACCAAATGGAGAATCTGGTAATTCAACCCAAGGTTGATTGATAACAACCAAGGTATTATGGTAGGGGTAATCTTCTTTCTTTGATTTTGAAATCCTTGAATGTAAACCCATTCCAACCTTATCAGCAAGAACAGCAGCATTGTGCATCTTACCCCCCTTTCCATCAAAGGTCATCTTACAAGGTATTGAACCAATACTATCAATCAAAAATAAAACAGAATAAGGTAAATCTCCTTTCTCTTGTGCATCCAAAATTTCATTTATAAATTCTGTCATCTGCTCAATGTAATCAAATGAATCATTAAAAATGAAATCGCCATCCCACTCACCATCTTCATTAATTTCAGCATTCAACCCCAATTCAACAGCATGTGCCCAATTCCATTTCTTTTCTGTGATAATAAAAATAGGTAAATGACCCTTCTTCTGGGCGTCAGCAGCAGCCAATATCATAGCAGTTGTCTTACTTGTATTGGAATGTCCCAAAAACATACTAATACCCCCCATAACAGGACCAGGTACACCACAAGCATTATAAAAAGCATCACCACAAGAATAATAATCTTCAGGCTTATACTTTGTTTTTGTAGAAAACTTATCCTTAATAGCATCAATACTACTCACTGATGCCTTTTTCTTTATAGCCATATTATATTTTTTTTAAGAAAAGATATTTTTTGCACAAAGTACCATAAAACAATACTTTGCGCAAAAAATCTATTTTAGTTTAATTAGAATGGTAATTCATCATCATTGTAGTCATCCTCAACAACCACATTCGTTTCTTTAACTGTTGCGTTTTTTGCAACAGTTGCCCCACCAAAGGATGCTTCAGAATTTGATGTGTTCAAATAAACATACTTACCTTGGGATTCATCCCATCTTGGGGATTCCCCTCTTGAAATTGCTTCAAGATATTCTACTGGTTTTCTACTATAAACATCTCTCCAAGTAGATTCATCGTCTACCCATTTTTTTACTAAATTAGCATCCGTAGATAGAGGTGCTGGATCATCATACATAATTGTGGAAACACTTGTATATTCCTTTCCTTTTGGACTTTTTGATTTCACTAACTCGATAATCAAATCTCTTCCATTATCAATATCAGAAATATCCCCCTTGTTTCTGAAGATTGGTATCATCTTGTCTAAAATACCATCCTTCTTATAATTGTGCTTAAATCTCCAATACTTTGGCCCTTCTTCTTCCTTGTCTCTATCAATAACCTTAACAACATAAAATAGTTTAGCCTTATAATCTTTAGCTAATTCATCATCATCTTTGCGTTTGGTTGCTTTCAACGCATGGTAAACATCATTCAATGGGGATGCTTCATTGTCATTACCTGCTGGGTCATAAATCTTTTGGTAATACCCCCCAACTTGTAATTCATGAAACCACGTCTCCTTAAATACAGATGAGCCATCAGTTGTAGGCAAAATCCTAATTCTCCTTTGTCCTGTGTTTTCTTTGTCAGAAAGTAATAACGTAAAATAACGTTTCATTCTGTCCTCTTGCGATAATTTTTGGGAATCCCCTTTTTGGTTTTTTTCATACTGCGCCATTATGGCATCTAAATTCGACATATTATATAGTTTTTGTTTACAACAATATTACATAACAATGATAGGTAACTTTATCAGAAAAAAAAAGGGGTGTTACCCCCTTTTTTATAAAATATTAAAATAAATTATCTTCTGAAATTATAATTATTATCATTCATAAAATCATCCTCTTCATCATCCATAGAACCAAATGAGTTCTTTATCTCATTTGGATTAATATTTACAACATCATCCGATGTTAAAACATAATCATTTTTTCCACTCTTTTCCATTTCAACTTGTTTATCATCAAAAAATTGAGATAATTTTTGATTGAATGGATAAGAATCGTAAGTTCTTAACTCAAGTTTCTCCTCTGGAGTTTTTTCACGATATTTTTCAACCTTTGAATCAATTGCATTTAACTTTTCAAATATACTATCCATTTTGGCTAATTTCTCCTCCAACTTGGTAATTTGCGAAAATAAATTATCAAAATATTCAGTCTGTTTTGATTCTATATTTTTTTGGCTGGTAACCAAATCAGTAATATCTAATTCTTCTGAATCACCCTCATCACCCTTTTCTTCACTATCCCCTTCATCATCAATAACTGTAACATCTTCATCAGTCTCAACATCAATTGGTTGTGGATTTGCTGTGCTTAAAGCATCTTCAGCACCCCCTGGTGGGATTGGCGAAACTTCTCCTGGTGGGGTTAATGGAGCATTTGGTATTGGTGCAGCATTTGGGTCACCCATAGGTGGTGGTGGTGGAGGTAAAGTAGCATCTTGCTCACTAATATATCTGTTGATATTATGATATCTACTAATTTCATTTAAAATTTTCTGATCTATTTTCATTTTATTAATCGTTTAATAATTCTTTTATCCCACCATGAGTTTTAACTTTAACTTGTCTGTTAATTGTTTTAGTTTCAGTACGTTCAATTAAACCATCTTTTTCTTTAACAACAAAACATTCACCTGTGATTAAATCACAAACTTCTTTTGAACCATCATCTAATATTTGTTCTTTTTTTGATGATGAATGCCTTAAATAACTATTTAAATTCTCAATCATATTATTTTATTTTACATATAAATATATCAATTAAACCAATTATTCAAATAATTTTAATTTAATTTAGGATATAAAATTAATTTTGTATAATTAACTCTCCAATATTTTATTTTTAATAAAGGAACATCAATAGAAAAAACATCACCAATAATATCATTATTATTTGAATTTTCATCATTTTTAATGAAATTACTATCACTTTTTATTTTTAACTTAATATCATCTTCTGTTAGTTTATATTTATTGTCGCTAGTTGTTGCAGATTCAGCAATAAACTTTATCCCAGTATAAGGCACCTTATTACTTTCCTTATCTATTTTAATATTAACTAATATTGTATAAGTTTCAGCAGATTTAACATTAACTTTAAAATCAGATATAACTGGCGCACCATCAAGAACATATAATTTAATTAATGTTTCCTCAATGGTTTTATTCATATTATCCAAAAATAATAATTCTTTTGGATTTTTAGTTTCAAAGAACAAATCTAAATAATATGGTAAAGTATATGAAGGCTCTTTTGGTATTCTTGTTGTTTTAATATTATTATATGTATATTCACACACTTTATTTAATTTAACCAAATTAGAATTATTTTTTGCATTAACATAATTTGCTTCTTGATTTGCCTTAAACTCTGCTGGCGGTGTTAATGCTCTCAATGATGCATATGCACTTTCTAATTTTTTTTCTAATATACCATAAAACTTAGTTTTCTGTAATCTATCAAAATTGTTATTAGAACCTAATACAGCGTCATCAGCAGGATTCAACCCATAAAGCCAATATTTTATATATAATTTTATAAAATTAGTTTCAGCACCACTTTTTAAATATGATGCAAAACCTTCAAGTGCAAAACTCATAAATTTAACGTATGATTCAAATGAACTAAAAATAGCAAAGGGTGTTTGTATCTTTTCATTTTCAACACTCTTTGCACAATAAAATGTTGCTTTACCTTGATTAAATTGTGCCATTTCTCCCCTATCATGCATTAACCATACATTTCCAAAGTTATTGTGGTTTGCTTTAAATTTATTATCATTAAAAGATGATAGATAACTTATAACATAAATATAATCAGCCAATTTACCCCCAACCGTTTTTGTTATTCCAGAATATATCTCTGTTGCAGATGAATAAATAATATTATCATCCGTTATTCTTTCATAGTTAACATAATCTTCATATAAGTATGTTCCGCATATACTTGAATTTGTTTGCTTTGTTCCACTAGTTTGAGAATTATTTGTTTCACTAGATTTTTCTGTCTTTTCATTTTGAATAGATTTAGCATAATTACTTTCTATCTTTGACAACAAATTTTCATTAATACTAGTTAAGTATGTATCTGTACTTGGGGGTGAGTATATACTTTGTCTAGTTCCAGTAAATGTTGTTTCAAATGTTCCTGGCGCAATTTTATGTGATACTTCTGTAATGAAATAAGGTCCTCCAAACATTGGGACATGTTCCAAATTGAAATACATTGTTGGTTGAATTAAAGCATTACCAAAACAAGTTATAGTTGATTTATAACTTAAATTCTTATACAGATTAAACAATGACGCACTTTGCGTAGTTTCACCCCTACCTGAAACCAAATTTCTAACAGTTTCTTGTTGGATTAATGATTCCAATGTTGCTGTTCCATTATTTTGGTCAACTGTTACCCCATAGAAAATGGCTTGATTTCTAATTCCAGCATCAACCAAAAAACTAACGCATTTATTTGATTGCGACCAATCTTTTTTATTTGTTTGATCCTCCAAGAATGGTATTTTTGCTGGTTTTAACATATCAATTGCATCATCCCCATATCTAAAATCTTTTGGACCTTTAGGTGTTGTTGAATCCCTTCCAGAAAAAATACAAACCAATTTTGGTCCTGATTTTCTATAATCAACATCTGTATAATTCCCCCAAACATCATTGGCAATATCAGTAGCACTTTCAATTACATCTTCAATATTATCAGTTGGTGATAATGCCCCATAGAAATTAACATAAGATGGCATTGGTAAAACATTAAAGTTATTTTTAACAAGAATTCCACCAATGAAATTAAATACTGGTGTCTTTAAATTTGTTTTTGTCCCTACAAATATTTTCTTCAAATCAAAAATATCCACATAATATAAATCACCAATATTCCTACCACCCCTATCTAAAAATAAAACATCCTCAAATAAAGTTCTACTTGTAAAATCACTACTAGAAATCCACTTATCATTTATTGACTTAAATGTTTCATATAAATCATATTTAGAAAATTTACTGTCCAAACCTGAATTTATTGTATTAATTTCAACAATATCAATATTATTAATCTCTTTCTCTAATAAAGATAATGTTTCATTTAAATTATCTTCCACAAAAGTATCTAATGAAATTTGATAATTATTCAATAATGTTAAAAACTGTTGCTTGTTAAATAGGGGATTTTTTAATTTTTGTGTTGCATATATTTTTATTGGTTTTGCTAATGCAATAACATTTGCTTCGGTAAATTCAATATTGTTATCAATAAAGAAATCCGTAATATATGAACCATTATTTTTATAAGTTAATGAACTAATTGTTGAAAATCCAACATGTTGTCTTAAAGCCTTCCAAGCATTTTCATTTGCTAATTCAGACAATTGTAATGCTATATTATTTGGTAAACTATTTGCAACATATCCTTTAAATGTTGCTGGATTTAAAATCCTAGAATTACCACCCAGATGACCAATTAATGAATTATAATAATATCTATCATATTGTGTTGGATTACCATACTTAAATAACATATCATAACTCAAAAATCCATCCAAAAAATTGGTTATATTCTCTTCTTGATATTTGGCAGATTGTTCATAAAATTCAGTGGGAATCAAATTAAGATGATTTGATGGCACTTCCATCAAATTCCTAAAGAGCAATTGGAAATTTTTATATGCTGAAACTGGATTACTATAATCCAAACCAATCAAATTTATCTGATCCTTATCTTGGTCAATATCATATATTGATTTGCTGAAATTTAAAAATTCATTTTCAAATAAATTTAATGTATCATAATCAAATATTGAAAATATATCCTCAATTGATGCATAATTTTCATTTCCAAAATCCATTACCAATGAAAACGCATTTACATCTCTTTTACTACTAAGGTATTCTGTATGATTTGGCTTTTTTAAATTATCTAATGTGAATGAATTATATTCATCTTGCATAGTCAAACTAATTGCCCCATTGTGAGCAGTGTTCAATAATGAATCAACTGATGAATAAGTAGAAGTACTTTTAGATAATGAAGAATTTGTAATTAAATTATTATTTGTTGATGGTAATACATAATATTTAGATGTTGTACTAAAATTTGTATCTTCACAATAATTGCTAAATGTTGAACTATCATATATATTTTTTGGAACTAATGTGGTATAACAATTAAATGTTAATCCACTTTTACTATATGTTAATGAATTAAGCACTTTAAAACCCCTTTTTTCATTTACACTTAATTCATTATTTGTGAATCCAGAAAATAAATCATACCCATTTAAAAAAGCATTAAAATCATTTAATAATACAGGATAAAAACCTATGCTGATATTATTATTTTCTTTTAATTTTATTGGCTGATTACCATTAATAATATACTCAAAATTTGAATCCGAATTAAAATTTGTTTTATAATCAAAATCTTTCCAGACTTCATCCAAAAAGTCTTCTCCAGTCTTAACAGTTTCTTTATACCTATGCCATATTGAACCATATTTTAATATCCAAGCGTATGGTAATTTATGTAAAGCAGAATATTTTACAAAGGTTGCAAAAACGTGCCCATCCTTATTAGGATTGTTATTTTGAACACCCTTGTCAATGAAAAAATCAGTAAGGGGGGATAATGGTAGCGAATTTAAAAAAAGATAAGCAGAAGCAATATATGGATGTTTATCTCCTGTTCTCCATTTATTAACCCCAACCTGAATGGCATTGTTAAATATTGGACCATTAATTAAAGATTTTGTCTGATTTGTTAAAAAATTATCTTGATATATTGAGCCATACATAAGATGTTTTTCTGTTGCAAAAAACTTAAATGGCCTATTTGTTACAATCTCATTGTATTCTTTAAAATTTGTTATGACATTTCTCTTCCTATTGAAGAATATTGTTTTTGTTGTGTCATATTTATTAGCAAAACTATTATTTAAATTTTCACTAACCCATAGTGCATCCGTAAAAGGATAAGTAAAAGTTATATTATCCTCTGTTGGTGCTTTTTGAATTACCTCAACAATTGTTTTAACTTTTTTTTCATCTAAATTATTGGTAAAATTATCTGTTGTTAATTTAAAATCACCAATATCATATAATTTACTTGGATTGTCTAATATCTCACTAATGTAAGTTGAATTGGAAAACCCATCCAAATATTTATTATATCTTTCAGATATTCCACCAGATATTTCTTCCAATATTGTATTATAATTATCATAATTCAAACCACTTACTGAAAATAATATATTTTTTAATTGTTGGATAAATATTACAGAATTGGTTGATAATGTGTTCTTTATATTCTTAAACTCATTTTCTTTAATTAACATCCCAATTCTTTTATCTTGTTCATATATTGATGAAAATCCTGATATATAAGATGATAAAAGAATCCTATCCCATAATTCATAAAAGAATTTTGAATTTGATGTTAATTCGTATGGTAATACTTGAAATGGATATTCCATTGTAGTATGCACATAACTATTTCTAATAATTTTATCCAAGTCAAGCGCATCTTTTGGTGATGGCGTTTCCAAACGTTTTGAATACCCAGTTATATATTCTTCAACAAATTCAACTTCGGGCCAAATATCATAAAAATTACCTTTTGTTGTATTAACAACTGTCGGATCCCCA